AGCAACAGCCATATCAACAGGTATCACCGCCTGATGATTTACCATTCTAAATATGGCAGAAGCTATTCTAACAAAACAAAATGGGGTAGTCACAATGGATAAGTCGTTTGACTACCTCTGTTCCACGCTCAAGAATGGAACTTACACTGTAAGCATCAAGAGAAAGGTAGAACCACGTACCCTGTCGCAGAACGCGCTCATGTGGCTGTGGTTTGCCTGTATTGAGAGGGAGACAGGCACGGATAAGTTGGATGTACATGATTACTATTGCCGGAAGTTTCTTCCACGGCAAATATGTATGAATGGAAATATTGTTTCGGTTGTTGGAAGTACTTCTAAATTGAATACGATCCAAATGAAAACTTTCATGGATAAGGTTCAGGCTGATGCTGCCACCGAATTAGGAATCAATTTGCCATTGCCTGTTGACCAGTACTATAAAGATTTTATTAATGAATACCTGCATAGGTAAGTATTAACTCAAAGTTTAATTAAAATGGATTTGAATATTTCAAAAGCAAAATTGACCAAAAAGGGATGTCTTGAAGTGGTCTATGCAGACAAGGAAGGAAACGATATTGTTTTCAAGGGGATTAATCCTGTTCATCCGGATTTGAAGGATTCGCTAAACAAGCTCATACCCTACATTGTCGATATTACAGAACAGAAAGAATCCCAGTACATTAATTGGGAACGTCCAGAGTCATGTCTTGAAGATGAGTTCTTCAAAAAGTTCAATGTAACCGGCGTTAGCATTGGTGGTGATTCTTCTTTTGAGGTTTGTGTGTTGACAGGTAAGCGAACCCTTATGACGAGCAAAGTCCTTAATCTTTGTTCTCCTGGTATCGGTTTCGATCCGGACAATGAATCGTATGTGCATTGTGAGGAGTTTCGTGATGCGGTTTATAATTTCTTGTATGAAGCAGAGCTTTATGTTACAGAGAATAAATGTTCGGAGATTCAAAGGGAATTTGAATTTAAAGATGGTGAGGATCCGTTTGACAAGGTTGATGAAGCTGCTGATGCAATGAATGAAGATGGTGAAGATAACGGGATATGTTCAACAGTTGAACATCATGAATTAGTATTAGAACCTGCTTCATGAAACCAATTTATGTGACTAAGACGCCCAATCTGTACCGGATTCAGTTCGAGTATCACCCAAAGTTGGTCGAGGTCATAAAGATGATACCAAGTAAGCCACGCTATGACGGAACAGACCGGGCGTGGCTTGTTAGTATCAATGATACGCGTTATCCTATTGGACGTGATGCGAATTGGTATGTGAGAGCTTTTGCGCAATGGGCTGTTCAGATGCGTTATTGTTCTACTGTCAAGGAACGTGAGGTAACTGAAGATATTAATTATGATATTCCTCCGATGAAACCTTTTGTCGGTGAACACTATATGTTACTTCAACCTTACGAGTATCAACTTGAAGGAGTACAGTATGCAATAGAGCACAAACGCTGTTTTTTCGGTGACCAGCCCGGATTAGGTAAAACATTGCAAGCCATATGTGCAGTTGTTAAAGCACATAAGGAAGCGCCCATTTATGGTGAGTCTTTTCCAGTACTTGTAATTTGCCCTGCTGCGTTGAAAGTAAACTGGCAGCGTGAGTTTAAGAAGTTCGCAGGTATGAATTCGATTATCCTTGATGACAGAAACCGACAGTCCTGGCAATCATTTTATGAGTGTAAAAAGTCTGATGGCAACCCACTTTGTGAGGTGTTCATTACTAATTATGAATCGCTTAATAAATTTTTTGTAAAAGCTGTAAATAAGGAATCCAAGCTTACAATGAAAAGTATTGCTTTCGATCAGCGTGTCTCTCTGTTTAGGTCTGTTATCATTGACGAATCTCATAAATGCAAATCAAGTAAAACTCAACAGAGCAAATATGTTGAAGGTATCTGCAAAGGTAAACGTTATATATTCGCATTGACCGGTACTCCTGTTGTTAACAATAATACAGACTTGCTACAACAGCTAAAAATATTAGGTCGATTAGAGGACTTTGGAGGTTATAGCCGGTATGTTGAAAGATATTGTGATGGTCCCAAACAGGCATCCAACGTTAAAGAGCTGAATTGGCGACTATGGAATACTTGCTTCTTTCGTCGTGAGAAGTCAAAGGTGCTTACACAACTTCCGGACAAGACTCGTCAATACTTGACAGTTGATATCACTACCACCAAAGAGTATAAGGCTGCCGAGGCTGATATGGTAAAATACTTGAAGAAGTACAAGAACGCTTCGGATGAACAAGTGCAGAAATCAATGAATGGTGCCGTTATGGTGCAGATGCAGCTTTTAAAGCAGATATCTGCCAGAGGTAAAATCAAGGCTGTTTGTGAATTTGTCCATGATGTTATCGACGGTGGTGAGAAGCTGATACTTTTCGGTTACTTGAAAGAAGTTGTAGCAGAACTGAAAAAGGAATTTCCTAAAGCTGTTACTGTAACGGGTTCCGATAGTGTCAACCAAAAGCAATATGCCGTTGACTCTTTCCAAAATAATCCGGATTGTAAACTGATTATTCTGAATTTCAAATCGGGCGGTACCGGGCTTACTTTGACTGCTGCCAGTCGTGTTGCTTTTATAGAGTTCCCTTGGACTTTCAGTGATTGCGAACAGGCAGAAGATAGAGCACACCGTAACGGTCAAAAGAACAACGTTAACTGCTATTACTTCTTAGGTAAGGATACTATTGACAAGTATATGTATGATGTGATTCAAACAAAGAAGAACATTGCTAACGGTGTAACCGGAACGGATGACCAAGTAGAAGAGAATATGGTGAATCTTGCAATGGACTTGTTTAGGGATAAATTATGAAGCCATTTAGATTAGTTATAATTGGGCAGAGAACTCATATTCAGGAATACAAGAAAGAAATGTTGTTCGGTCCTGAATGGGAAACCATAATATCCTTTGTCGGTTGCAGGAACAGGTGTAAACAAATCGTTGACCTTCTAAATGAATGTGCTACGATTTCAAAAAACAAGCAGAAAAATGACTGAAGAAGATATTCGTAAATTGGAGGTGAAATATTCTGAAACCAAGATACAACACATTTGTGTAACTTGGTTCAGAGAAACGTTTCCCAATGTCGGCCCTCTACTCTTTGCTATACCAAACGGCGGCGTCAGGACAAAGAAAAGCGGTGCTATGCGTAAATATGAAGGTGCCATCGCTGGTGTTGCTGACTTGATTCTGCTTTTTCCTCGCGGTGGTAAGAGCAGTCTTTGCATAGAGATGAAAACTCCACATGTAAAAGGTAAACGTGCCGGAACGCAGTCTGATGAGCAAAAAGAATGGCAGGCATTAGTTGAGAAATATGGCAGTGTATATGTCGTTTGTCATGGGTTGATTGAGTTCATTAATAGCGTTTGCTATTATCTGAAAGCTGACCCTCAACCTTATATAAACAATGTCTTACGGAATTATTATAAATTGATATGACTTATATTGAACTTATCAATAGGTTTTGGGAACTTGACGAAAGCTGGCAATTTTCCTGCTGTGAAACGAGGCTTTATTTTTACTTGCTAAAAATTGCGAATCGTTTAGGCTGGGAGGATAACTGGACACGTAGTGATACAAAGGTGTCATCTGACGTGGGAGTGTCTGTAAAAGTATTCAAGTCCGCCCGAAATAGATTAGTTCAAGCAGGTCTTATTGAATGTAAACAAGGCAATGGAAGAGGCAATAAATCAACGTATTCTATAAAAGGTGTACAAAAAGGTATGCAAAATATACCACCTTTACGGCATCCTTTAGGGACACCTTTAGGGTACCCTTTAGGGACACCTTTTCAAGAAAGCTCCCCCATACCCCCTAAAGAAGAATATAAGACAGAGACAAAGAAAGAACCCCCTAAAGGGGGTAAGAAAGAAAGTAGCTCTGGCGAGCTTTTCCCACTCTCTAAACCGGAGAAACCTAAAAGAGTCGCAAAAGAATTTATAGCTCCTACGCTTGATGAGGTTATTCAACACTTCATCAAGCAAAATGCTCCGGAACGGTTAGATGACTGGCAAGAGCAAGCAGAAATATTCTTCAATCACTTTGACTCGATAGGGTGGAAGAATGCCAATGGAGTGAAAATAGAGCGGTGGGATTCCAAAGCAAACCTTTGGATACTGGATCGTATTCGTGAAAATCGAAAAAATGAATTAGACCATGACGGAAGAGGAAAAGAATTTATCAAGCAAACTTCAAAATTTGATGGAGAAGGAAGCCGGCAAGCGCAAGCTGACGCTCCAACAGATAGAGAATCTGATACAAAGGCACAAAGAAAGTATTCAGAACGTTTCTGAATATGACTTAACTGATACGCAAGAGTATTACAGTCATTGGAATTTAATTTCTAACCTTGGTACGGATTATACGGAACGGGAGTTTAGAAAATTTGATGTTGATGATAACAACTCTAAACTAATTCAGTTTCTTCTGTACTACTTCAACGGATGTCGGTATGCTCAAAATGTGTTTCCGGAAGAGAATTACAAGGTTCATAAGAATCTTTTGCTTGTTGGTGAACCTGGTACCGGAAAAACAATGTTGATGCAGATTTTTGCAGATTATTTGAAACTCACTTGTAACCCCAATGCTTTTGAAAACTTGTCTGTTACTCAAATGATGAATTATTATAAAATTCACGGGCATATTGACTTGTACACTTACAATGAGAATCAATCCAAAGGATTTAAACCAAATCCCTTTAATATCTGCTTGAATGATAT